AAATAATCCTATGCAGAAAGCTGCGCTGCCAAAGCAGGGCGCGCTTCCTGTCGGTGCTACTGCTAAAATTAAAGACGAGAACTTGACTCGTGAGGAGGCGTTGACCCGTGACTTCAACTCCAACTTTGGACTGGCTCTCAAATATGAGCAGATCCAGAAGCTGCTCGGTACCAAGCGCACTAAGGCTTGGTATGACCGATGGAAGGCCCAGTGGCGTGAGGACACCTCAGTTCCCGAGGAGTACTCGCTCATTGGCGTGACGCCTAAGATGTGGGAGGAGTATCTATCCTCACAGGCGTCAGTTAAGAGTGCGCGCGAGATAGCCAATACGCGCCGCGATGAGGAGCGCGCCAAGTATAAGGCCGCTATCGAGGGGATCGACCATGATGAAGCTAGGGCGATCTCCATCGCTGAGACGCCGGTGTGGAAGATCCTCCGTCTCCCCTTCGTAGACCTTCCACTCGGAGAGCAAGCTCGAGTCAATGAGATCGCGGACGCCCCTCGCCGTGAATCTGAGAAGAAGGCAGTGCTGCGGAAGACGCAAGCGGCATTGCTCAACGCTACTAGAGAGGAACAGGACAGGTTCTTCTCTGAGATCAAGCCGTCAAACTAGAACGGGGGTGGGTACCCGGAGTTCCTGGCCGAGACTGGGTGAAAGGTGTGGATTTAGCCGCGTTGACGCGCGAATTCATTTCTCAGTGGAAGCTTAAAAGGAAAACGTACAAATGTAGTACCCCGCTGATTGATTTTGATTCTGAAGTACAAGGTCAGAAGTACAAAATATTCAGGAAAATGATGTCGTCCACAATCGACACCCCGAACTGGATTAGTCGTCCCCTTCCAACAGAGGGGCTTCTCAGTCGAATCTACCAACTACAAGAGACCAAACTGGTAGCTCTTCGAAGGGAGTATGATCGCTTACACTCCCATTTTATTTGGATTAGAACTCACACTCGGTCCCTTATAGTTGCTTGGGAGTCCATCATTGCCGAGTGTAAGAGAGAGCCAGAAGGCGAACTCGCAAGAGTTTTCTACGCCTGGACGGCTTCTCAATTAGATGACGAAGAGGCGAAAGCTTTCGTCGAAGGTGTTAAACCCTACCACGAACCATTCGTAGACTATGAGATCAAACTAGTCGGCGACATGTGTGGAGGAAAAGAGGAGAGAGACCCGCGGGTGAACAGGAGGAAGGCCGCGGTCCTTGAAGAGATAATCACTGCTGAAACTTTAGAGCAGGGTTTAGAGCTCACAGATAGAGTGAAGTATACCATCAAGCGGTACGCCGCGTACCTTGAGACGGTCGAGCGGGGAGCCCCACTGAACCCTGGAAAGGGGGGTTACCCAGTCGGGAGGCTGAACTCACAGTTCGGTAAGAGGCCCTATAAGTTGCGAGGGTACGAACCGATCCCCTACGAGTTCACAATTAAGTCCCATCCTGAGGAGTTATTAGAATTCTCAGCTGGTGCTAAGAATCTCGTGTTTCCCGGATGGACCACGACTCGACCGGTGCTTCAGGAATTCTGTGACCGAGAGACGCGCCTCCCCACTGGAGGATTCAAGGACTGTATAGCCGCGCTAGAGGTTTCAGGGGATGAGTTGCATATTCCCTCTGTAAGCCCCCCAAAGCGCGAGAATCTGGCTAACATCCGAATTAACCCAAGGGCCTCACCAGGCTATCCGTATGACTACAAGGATGGCAAGCGGGCCGACACGTTCACTGCGGCCGCTTTACACTCGAGCTTGCTCTATGATCGCTCAGTGGCTGGTTACTCTAATCCCGCAATCTGGAAAGTTGGAGGAAGAGAGAAAGTCGCGACCGAAGAAGTTGGCAAGACCATTAGCGCACGTCCCATCTGGATGCCTGGTTATGCTGAGATGAACCTAGATTCGTCTCTCGCTCAACCGCTTGGGGACTTATTAAAATATACAGAGGGTGAGCTTTACCTCGGATTCTCTGGTGTTCATAACACCAATAAGAGATTATATAATGCTATGACGTCGGGCCCATTCGTTAAAGCTAGTGACTTCTCAAAATATGACTCCACCGTTCCTGAGACCTTAATTGTTGCAGCGTTTGGTATAGTGTACTCTGCCTATGCTAAGGGCCTCGGAGTTAGGGAAAAAGAAAAAGTGATGAATCTGGTCTTAGATGCATGTGGCCGATTCGTGTTCAAGTATCTCGTTACACCCGGAGGGTACGTTTACCGGGTCGTGGGGGGCACGCCGTCGGGCTCTCCGTTTACGTCGATCGTGAACAGCCTATGTAACTGGCTCGCACAACGCTCCACTGTTAACAGATTGGAACCCGTTCTCGAGGTCAGCAACAAGGATGTTCGCATGGGCATACTCGGGGATGACTCGGTGGTGTGTTTTCCTGACGTGGTTAACGTATCCGTTTTTAACGCGACCTTGACTAACCTATGGGGGCTCATAATTAAGCCTCGGAGTGACCTCTGTGGACCATTCGACTCCGGGGAGACCGAGACCTCCATCCCATTTCTGGGCGTACGGTGGCCGTTAGGCCAACCAGCTCGGAGTTGGGATGACTGGTTAAAAGTATCACTATTCCCGAAAAGGAACTCTAATGAATATTGGAAGCAAGCAGCGCGAAAGAAGTACATGTCCAGTGTCCCCAATGGCGATCCAGTGATCTTTGACTGGTTCTGGGACTATTTCTCCTGGGCATACAAGAAGAGTGGCGCTGAAAATGCTGCCGGTATAACCGAGTTCTGGCTCAAAACTCTGAAGCCCCAATCTTACGCAGAGTCATACAACATGTGGCATAGCACCTTCGAACAAGGCAAGTCAGTCTTCTCATATGACCCTGCTACCTCAATCCAACCCTTAGATCCGCTAGTCAAGAAGGCGGTTATTAATGGCGTCCCCCACGCGGCGCTTTCGAAGAGAAAGGTGCTCGTTGGAGCCCTTAATCGTGCACTGAAGAAAATCCAGGACACACCCCGCACTGTCAACCGTTTCATGACTAGGATGCGGACCGGCGTTACCTTTTGGTAAACCCCCGAATAATACCTTTCACCCG